GGACCTAATTTAGATGAATTTAATCTTTCATGGACAATCTACCCCAAAAGTGTAAGTGAAAGCGAAGGTTTACTAGAAGTAATTAAAATTCTAAAAAGATCTGCTTTACCTGAAAATACAATATCTGGCGCTAGTGCAATTTTAAATTATCCTAGAATGGTTCAAATTAATTACTTTCCTTGGGACTCGGGCGGCGAAGGTAATTGGGGTTGGTCTAAAAATAGCATCATCAAACATAAAAAATGTGTGATGACACGTGTAAATGTAAGCTATACACCTGGTGGATCTCCTGGATTTTTCCATGAAACAAATGGTCCGGTTGCAGCAACAATATCCATATCATTCCAAGAAATTGAATATATGCTATCTAAGGATTGGGAAGGTGGCAGTGGGTTTGGGTTTGATGATCTTCTCAAATTAATAACAACAGCGATCGTTGATATTGCTGCATTACCTATTACGGCTCCTATAGATGTCGTAAATGCGATAGGGGAGGGAGCTGTCGGTGAGGGTGAAGCAGCAGCAGCTGGTGCTTCAGCTGCTGTTTCAGCTGTTGCTCAAGGTGTAGGTGAATCACGGGCAGCTCAACTTGCAAACTCCACATTAGGAAAAAAATAAATCATGAACTATTTTAACAAACTTCCAACCGTCTCATATAACGGTTATGATGTTAAGAATATTCTTGCTAGAGCTCAATTGTCTAAGCAAACAAAAGCATCATATTCTTTATTCTATCCTTACACATTGACAGATGATGATCGAATTGACAGATTGTCTGAAAATTATTATGATAATGCTGGTTATTCTTGGCTGGTCTGGCTTGCAAATGAAACAATAGACCCATATTATGGTTTATCAATTACTGATACAGATCTTGCAAATGTGATTAATCTAAAATATGGATCACTTGAAGCTGCAGCAAGAAAAATAAAGCACTATAGAATTGACTGGGTTAATGATACAACAGAGCTTACACCAGAGCAATATGATAATCTTTCAACTGATCCATTTAATAGTTCACGTATTAAGTACTTTGATGTCGTCTTAGATACATTTGGTCTCGTAAAGAAGTATGCCAGAAAACAAGATGACTTTACCGTGTCGACAAATCAGACTATAATCTTTTCTTTATCTAATGTAGTTGGAACTTTTGTCAAAGATGAAGAAATTCAAGTGAATAATTCTTCCAGCCAATATGCATTTGTAAAAACATTTGATACAAATACAGTGACAGCTCAACACACTGTTGGCTTTCCCGTAAATCTTTCATATGGTGCTGGTGAAGTCTTTGATCTTGATTCTTCATTTGTAGGAAAGACAATCAAAGGACGAGAATCAGGAGCAACAGCAACTATCGTTTCTGGTAGTTGCATTAAAACAATAGCCGAAGTTGATAAACAATATTGGTCTCCGGTGACATATCTTGATTATGAATATGAAGAAAATACTAAAAAGAAATACATTCAACTTATAGGTTCGCCGTATAAAAATACTGTCGAAGAACAATTTAAGAGAATAATGAAACGATCATGAGCTTTATAAAAGATGTATTATCTGGTATTGAGACTGTTTTAACAGCACTTGGTGCCGAAACAAATAGACCAAAAGTACCTGAGAATGATATCATCGCAGGTGACGTGAAGATATTAGATATATCTTTGGTGAGCCTTGATGGAAACAAAAAGAAAAGTCTTGTAAATCATGCCAAAGGTATTCAGATTTTTAAATCACTTATGTCTCCTGTTATCTTTGCCGAGCTTAATATTTCAGATTCAGTACGTATATTGGAAGATTTTCCAATTCTGACTGGAGTATATGTAGGTCTTACAATTCAGACTCCAAATACTGAAACACCACTAAAACTTTTATTTAGAGTGAATGATATACTTGACTATAACGCACATGAGAATCTAAAAAATGCTACATATACTCTTCAGCTTGTGTCACCTGATATGATGCGCAATTCTAAAACTTTTATATCTAAATCATATGAAGGTGCAGCAGATGAACTTATAAAATCTATACTTAATGAAAATTTAGAAACTCCAAAAGATATTAATCTGGAAAAGACAAGTGGTATGTTAGCTCAAAAACTAACAAAATTCACGCCTTTTCGAGCTATTGACTATATCAGAAAGAAAACATACTCTCTTCAATATCCATATTCTCGTTTATATTTCTTTGAATGTAAAACTGGATATAGACTAGCATCTCTTGCTAGACTTATGGATGAAGGCGCTAAAAGAATTGAAAAAGGAACTGATAAGGAATTCTTTTTTGATACAACTCGAAAAGTTAATGTAGAAAGCGTTACGATCAGAAATATTCTTGCATATAACAGACCAAATGCAGGTGACAGATGCACGATGTTAGGCCTTGGTGGTCTTACAAATGCCGCGAATTGGATTGATATTCTTGTAGGTGAGCAAAAAACTTATACTTATACAGACAACATTGGATCTGATAAAGATAAAACGGCATCTGGAAAAGATGCAGCAGGATTAAATAGTACTTTTGCTACAAAGTTAGATGGTAATAGTAAAACTGCTCCTGGTAATAATACTTCTGCTAGTAGAGGTATTCCTGTATCAAGTGCTTTACCTATAACACAATACCCACAATCGTTAAGTGCCGGTATTGGTGAAGCACTAAAGGTAGATCAGAATAAAGTTATGATTTTTGTGTATGGTGATACTGATATTGATGTTGGTGATATGATTATATGTCATCTTCCTTCCGTATCATCAATTGATGATGATAAACCAAAGTCAAGACTTTATTCAGGTAATTACTTGGTTTCTAAGATTAGACATATAATTTTAAATGGTGATAGACCTCAACATGCTATGTCTTTAGAATTGATTAGAGGTGATTTGGGAGATAATTAATGGGTACTACTCAATTTTTAGGTGAAGAAGGTTTCAGATGGTTTGTCGGTATTGTCGAAGATGTTAATGATGAAAAGAAGCTAGGCAGAGTAAAGGTACGAATCTTTAATTTGGATGAAGATGTTAAAACAGAAGATCTTAGTTGGGCTCAGGTAATGATGCCGACTACTAGTGCCAGCTTTGAAGGCTTTGGAGATACACCACAGTTATCGGTTGGATCACGTGTAATTGGTTTCTTCATTGATGGTAAAGAAAAGCAGCTTCCAATGATCATGGGTTCATATCCTATTACTCCAAAAGATAATGCCAAGCATTCATTACCTGCTCTTGCAAGAGGCGAGCAAACAATCGGAAAAGAAAAAGCACATCCCGTAGAACCCGATTCAGCATATGCCGCAGAATATCCTTTCAACCGAGTTATTCAGACTAGAGCTGGTCATGCTATTGAGCTTGATGATACTCCAGGGCAAGAACGAATCCATATCTTTCATAAATCCGGGACATCAATTGAGATTAATGCCGGTGGACGAATGGTGATAAAATCTGTGGGTGATAGTTTTGATATTGTGGGTGGTGCTAAAAAGATCGCCATAAAAGGCGACTGTAATCTCAGTGTTGACGGAACTCTAAGTGCTATTGTAAAAAGTGATGTTTCAATTAACACGGAAGGTAACATCAAACTATCTGCTGGTGGTAGACTTAGCTTAAATGCAGAGAATGGAATCTCATTTAATTCAGGAACTGATGTTACGGTTGCAGCTCCAGGTGGTTTAAATACTACTGTAGGTGGTATAAGATCAGTAACTCATATGACACCAGGTGATGGTAAAAATGATGTTATTGTCACTGGAGGAAGATCCTTTACATTTCAATCTGGCATTTTGACGGAGTCTAAATAATGGCAGATGAGGTTTTAACTCCCACTGGATATACAGAAACTGCTACACAGGTAATTACTCATTTTAATGGAATTGATCTTGTAGTTGATAAACCACCTGAAGTTCCTGCTAATAATCCTGAAAACTCTCCACTGATAAACAAACGTTCTAATGGTGTTGATGTTGTTTCTGAAAAACCAGCACCTCCCGCAATACAAGCAATAATTGATGCCGATAAGCCTATAGAAGTAGATCAAGCAAAACTTGATAAAGATTTGGCTGAAATTACTGCGGCTACTGTTATTCCACCAATACCTGTGAATCCATCCAAATTGGATGGTGACTGTAAACTAAAACTAGACAAACAGGTTAAGGATGCTCGAGCAAATAAAAATAAAGGTTCTACTCTAGCAAAACGAATTCGAAAGTTTACTGCCGAACTTGAAGCAATCACTGATTGTGATGCACTTCAGCAACAACTAGAAAAGGTAATCAATGACATTGGAGACGAATTAGAAACACTTACAAAGCCGATTCAGAAGGAATTAGAAAAGTTATTTCCATTAATAAAAGTTCCTCTCAATCCATTTAAATTACCTAAGTTTATTGTAAAACAAACTATTGGTAAAATTCTACCAGATATTGAAGCATTGATAGATCTTATCAAACGCGTTGTTGAGGTCACTAAAGCATTAGCGCAACTCATTAATGTAGCTAAACAACTTGATGATAAACTTAAAGCTTGTGATTTACAGGGTTTTCTTGAACGAAAAGCAAAAGACGCTGTAGAAGAAGCAGCATTGGACCTAGAAAAGAAAATAGCCAAAGCTATTGCAAATAAGATTTGTGAATCACTTAATGATGCAGGTATATCTTTGAATGATTTAGACAAAGCATTAGATGCTGTCAAGACAATTCAAGATGTAATCAGAACAGGTGAATCTCTAATGGACGGTTCACTTCTCGGGATTAATCAGTCACTATCAGTTATTCAAACCAATCAAACTACTGTTCAGACATTAACAGGTATTCCACCTGTACTTGATACATCATCTATTGACAATTTTATTACTTCAGCCAATAGTACTGATTATATACAATATAAAGAAAATGTCAACCAAATGATGAATCTACCTGAACCCGTTAATGAAGTATTACCAGTTGTTACTGGAACTGCGGCGGTAGGAAATACAGTGATTTGTTCTGATGGAACATGGAGTGCTAATGGTGTAAGCAACAATTCGATGTTTACATATTCGTATCAATGGTCTAGAAACGGAACAGATATTTACGGTGCTAATACTAATACTTACATTCCAGTTTTGGATGATCTTGACTGTAATCTATTCTGCACCGTAACAGCCGAAAATCACACCAACATTGAACAAGCGCAATCAGCATCAGTCGGACCTGTTGTCTTTGGTTTAGCTCCTGCTAATATGCCAACAATCAGTGGTCTGGCTAAGGATGGGCAGACATTAACATGCTCAACTGGAACTTGGCCTTCTTCTGTAAAAACAATTCAATATGAATGGTCTCGTTTTGAGACTGGAACTGTAGTTCAAACACTTTCAAGTAACAATCAATATAAAGCTATATCAGCCGATATAGGATCTTCATTGGTGTGTAAAGTTTATGGTCAGACATCCAAATATTTGCTCAGTGTAAATACTTCAAATACAGCAATTGTAATCGCATAAGAGAGACAAAATGGCTATTTCAAGATTAGATAAATTTACACAAAGTTCTGCCAAACTTACTCAGAGATATTCTGACTTTTTGAACGATTTGATTCCACATCCTGTTGTAAAAGATATTGTGAAATATGTAGATGAAATGGCGGTCAGTAAAGCTATTCGAAATTTAATGCTCACAGACCGAGGTGAACGTCTATATCAACCAGATATAGGATCTAATCTTAAAGGTATGCTATTTGAGCCTATGAATGAGGCTACGGCGGAATTAATTTCTACTTTTATGCGAGAGACAATTAAAAATTACGAACCAAGAGCTGTTGTCATAAAGATAATTGTGGTTCCAAATTATGATAAGGATCTATATTCAGTGACGATTGTTTATATGGTTATAAATAAAGCTGAACCTACTACACTTAATATCGCTCTAGAGAGAATACGTTAATGGCAAATTCAAGTATCATTCTTAGTTCACTCGACTTTGATACCTTAAAAAATACATTCAAGTCATACCTAAGAACACAGGATAAATTTAACGACTACGACTTTGATGGGTCGAATATGTCTGTTCTACTAGATCTGCTATCATACAATACATTTCACAATGCTTTCTATTTGAATATGGTCGGTAGTGAAATGTTCTTGGATTCTGCTCAATTAAGAGATTCGGTTGTATCACATGCTAAAGAACTTAACTACACACCACAATCCTTCAAGTCTTCTGTAGCTAAAATTGCCATTGTAGTCAAGACTACCGATTTAACCAAGACTTCTTTATTGATGACTAAAGGCACTTCGTTTACAACCAATCAGTTCAATCGTAACTTTACATTTTCGGTCCCAGAGAATATTGTTTTAGAAGCATACGAGATCGCCGACGGAATTAAATACTTTGGTGGTATCTTTGATATCTATGATGGATATTATGTAACTGATACATTCACATATTCATATGATAATTATGAACGAATGATTCTAACAAATAAAAACGTCGACATATCCAGCATTACAGCTACTGTATTTGAGGACGGCGGCGCTAATCCAATTCTTTATAAGTTAAGTAAATCTTTATTTGATGTCAATTCATCCTCTAAAGTATTCTTTATCCAAGGTGCTGAAAATGATTCATACGAACTCGTCTTTGGTGATGGTGTAAGTGGGCGCAGACCAAAGAATAACTCAGTAATTGCGATTGAATATAGAATTAGTAATGGTGAACTTCCAAATGGGTGTACCACTTTTACTGCGGATTCTCCGATTGGTGGTGAAACAAATATTATAGTTTCCACCATCTCGAATGCAGCTGGTGGTTCTGTTTCAGAATCAATTGACTCAATTAAGTATAACGCACCAAGACACTTTACAACTCAAGAACGAGCAGTCACAACAGAAGATTATGAAACACTTCTTAAAGCACAATTTCCTGAGGTGAATACAGTTTATGCTTATGGCGGTGAAAATCTAGATCCACCTCAGTATGGCAAAGTTTTTGTTGCTGTAGATCTCAAGGAAACTGATGTTCTTCCTGATGCTAGAAAATCAGAATATTACAAATTTCTAAAACCGAGATCTCCAGTGTCAATTGATCCAGTCTTTGTGTCACCAGAGTACACGTACCTAGGAATCGTATCTAGAATCAAGTATGATGTCAATGTGACGGGATTAAGTCCAAGTGATATTAAGACCATTGTATCGTCTGCGATACTTTCATATGCTCTTACCAATCTAAACACATTCAACAGGACGTTTAGATATTCTAAATTGAGTCAACAGATTGATAACTCTCAGCTTTCGATTATTTCAAATGAAACCGATATTCAGTTGATTAAAAAAATTGTACCTAAACTTTCTACTTATGATACATTCAGTGTAAAGTTTGACGCACCGCTTTTAATTAAGAATTTTGGTTCATTAAATTACAGTATGTATTCATCGACTTTTATATATAAAGGTTTGAGAGCTTTTATTAGAGATAATGGAAGAGGAACAATTAATATCATATCTGGTTTGAATGGAAATATAATTACAGATATTGGAACTATTGACTATGAAACTGGAACACTTAATTTGATAAACTTTATTTTGGATGAATTTAATGGTTCTAATCTTTCATTTTATGCATATCCACTAAATAAAGATATTTCAGTAAACAACAATGTAATTCTAAATATTATCAACACTGATTTATTAGTCACAGCAGAAGCAATAAGAGGATAATTCATGTCTATTGAGACCAAAATTTCTCCACTTATTGAGAATATGTTTCCTTCCTTTTATAGAGAGGAAGGTCCTAATTTTATTGCTTTTGTTAAAGCTTATTATGAATGGCTAGAAGAAAACTCTCAGTTACTTACACTTGATAATACCACCAACTTTAATATTGGTGATATTGTAACACAAGGTAATGTAACAGGAACCTTAATTGCTTATGTGGGTTCTGATCTTTTGGTTCTTGTAGATGGATTAGAAACATTTAAGTGTATTACAGTGTGTTTTGATCTCACACCAATCACAAGTTCATCGGGTGGTTCTTCTCGTATTAGTCAAGGTGGTATGGCTCGCCGCCTGGGTTCATTATATCTGTCACGAAATCTACTTAACATTCGCGATGTAGATCGTACTATGGATATTTTTCTAACTAAATTTAAAGAAAAATATCTGTGTAACATCGAGTTTGATACCGCCACAAATAAACCATTACTAATCAAAAATTCGCTTGACTTGTACAGATCAAAAGGTTCTTCAAGATCTATTGATTTGTTCTTCAGATTGGTTTATGGTTCTAATGCTAAAGTTTATTATCCCGGTGATGATCTATTTAAACTTTCTGAGGGTACTTGGTTTAAGCCACAGTACATTGAAATTTCAGTAACTGGATCTTCATCTTCTAGAGCAATTGATTTTATCGGAAAGTTTGTTACTGGTCTTTCTTCTGGTGCTCAAGCCTTTGTCGAGAAGTATATCAAGTACAAGACAAGCAATAGTGTTACTCACGTACTTTACGTAACTAATATTAGTGGAACTTTCATTCCTGGTGAGCTTTTAAGTCTTGATATTCCTTATCCGGACTCACCTGAAATTATAGGTTCATTGGGTTCACTAGAGTCGATTAAGTTGAAATATGGTGGCTTTGAAATTGGTGACATTGTTGATGTAACATCAGCCAGCGGTATTAATGGTAAAGCCAAAGTAACGGCAGTGAATGATTTAACTGGCGCTGTAAACTTTACATTATTAAATAGTGGTTGGGGATATTCAGTAAATTTTGGAATTACCAGTCCCGCTGTATCTAAGACAATAGTTTCTGATAAGATTCTTTCTTTGTCTGGCATTAAAGTTGGAAATTCAATTTCATCCGTTTCAGTTGTAACACCAGGTTTGAGTTATAACAATACAGATGTTATAACAATTCAGTCTGCATATTCTAATGCTATTGCAAGACCCGTGACAAATTCAACTGGTGGTGTCACAAGTATTGTGCTTATGAGCCCAGGAGCTGGTTTCTTTGGAACTCTTTCAATACTTGTTTCTAATTCAACTGGTGGTTCAACTACAGGTTCAAATTTAACCGCATCATTTAGATATGTAGTTCCACAAAAACCTTTTGTCTATTTTGAAGATGTAATCCAAAAACAAGCTATGATTACATTTAATGCAGGAACCACACCACCTCAGTGGAGTGATGGTGTGCCTATTCTGATAAGTAATGGAACATCCACTATAGGTACGGGTATTGTAAACAAATATACTAGAAGAACCTCAAGTACCGGAACATTACATGTTATTCTAAATGACAAATTCATGGTTTCTGCTAATAATAAATTAATTCTTGCCTCTAATAATCAGGTCACAGCAAACGTTCAGAGTTTTGTCGACATAAGTGCTACTGGTAAATTGATGTATATTCCATCATCAAGTACATTATATGTAGAACCTACCAGTTATTCTCAGTATTTTGTGGGAGAACAAGTCTATCAGTTAGACTCCGCTGGTCAAATATTTGCGAGCGCTACAATTACTCCAGACTCTACCGTAAAAGGACAAATTTCAGTTAATAATATTTCTGGCTCTTTTGTTGTAGGTTTAAAACTATATTCAACACGGTCCTTACTAAATACACCTTTACTAGATTATCAAGCTGATATTGGCGTTCATCAGGTAAGCAACACATTTGTTACTGAACTCGAGTTAGTCGGAGCAAAAGTTATTCTACCATTCACTGGTGTTTCTGCAAATCTTACAGCGAGTTATGGTGGGTCTCAAGCCAGATATTATGTGAGTACAATATCAAATCCTCAAACTGTGAGATTAAATAGCGATATTGTAGCAAACACAATCATGTATAATACAGTATTGGGCGCAAATCAATTTAATCTGCCTGCTCAATCTACAGCAAACTTAAATTCAGTAATATATAATTCATTGTCTTATAGTACTTTGGAATTAGGTGAAGTTTATAATATAGAACCTACAGATCCAGGATTTGAATATACAAGAGATCCTTATGTTCTAACATATCAACCTTATACTTCGGGATACAATAATCTAGACTATATTTTCACAACATCAAATGCAAATGGTTCATTTATAAATGGTGAATATATACAGCAGACATATTCTGAAGCTAGAGCTGGTCTTTCTGTTGCTGATACCACTAAATTTATTGTAGGTGAGAGAGTATTTACTTCAAATGCCACGGTAAGTTATATCGCAAATGCTACCGTTGTTTCCATTGCATCAGGCGTTGTGACTGTGAATGATATTCAAGGTACTCTTAGAGATGTAGACAATCTAAGAAAATTTGCAAATAGTGTAGTAAATGTTGATATTACCAGTATAACAAGTACAACTGCTACAGTTACAGCAAAAGGTATTCTAAAATCACAAGGTCCATCTAAACTTAATGTAAAGCGAATCCAATTAAATAATATCTTCAATGACAATTTGAGTGTCGTTGGTGTAACATCTGGTGCTACCGCTAATGTTATAATAGACCAAGATTATTCGGTAAAACAAATTGGTTGGAATGCCGAGGTTGATACTGATGTGTTTACGGATAATGGAATAATAACAGGTCTTTCAGTAGTTGATTCTGGGTTCGGCTTTATTGATGGCCAACCTGCTACATTTAGTCTTAATGGTATTACAGGAACTGCGGTTGTTCTGAATAAGGGTGTAGGTGTAGGTTCAGGTTATTATAAG